GTGTAGGTGGCTCACAGAAGAAGAGAGAGATAGGTTAATTGATACATGCCCAGAAAATATTAGAGGCATCACTACCTTTCTTTTCTACACAGGAGCAAGGATAAGCGAAGCATTTAGCTTAGACTGGCATGATGTCGTAGACGGTAAGGCGACCTTCGTTACACGAAAGGGAGCCAGTGGGAAGTCTCGACGACGGAGCGTTCCGTTACATGATAAGGCTCTTAAAGCGATTGGAAGCAGGGGCAAAGGGCTTGTGTTTCCGAATTCGTCTGGATCGCAGTGGGACAGAAGTAATTTCTATGATTACTTTAATCCTGCTTGCGACGAAGCGAGGATCGACGACTTCACCCCACATGATTGTCGTCATACGTTTGCGTCCCACCTTGTGCAGAAAGGTGCAAGTTTGAGAGCAGTGGCAGACCTCCTCGGTCACTCGTCCTTGAACATGGTGATGCGTTATGCGCACCTTGCGCCGACACATCTCACGACAACTATGGATCTCCTTTAGATGGGTGTGTCTTGCACAAAATTCGCACACACATTTGCGGAAGGGCGCGGACTGTGTGAGAAAGTCCTTATTTTATGGTGCTGCTGGGCAGGATTGAACTGCCGACCTCTCCCTTACCAAGGACTTTCTTGCACAAAAAATCGAGCAGTTTGGCAACCCAAGACAACGTTTCATATCAAGGGTTTACCAACTAATAACGTCAACCAAATTCTTAAGTTGTGTGCTTGCACAATTCTTGCACAAAAATTCTGCCTTGCCAGAAGAAACTTAGGTTGCTTATAATAAAGGTTCAAAATGAAACTTCTTATATATAGGAACGCCAAAATGGCGAAAGATTTAAGACTATTAATTGATCATTACGACAAGATCATAAACTTCATTGAGGGACTTAAGTCCCCTAACAAAACACAGGTTGATGACGAGTTAGATGAAATTGTGGACGACATTGCTCTGGTTAAAATTCAATATGAGAAACACTTAAAAGAGAGCAAAGATGTTTCGTTTGACTAACAATCAAATCAATAAAGCAATACAAATTCTCGCGGTGTTAAGGGATCATGGTGAACCCATGACACTGCGGGAACTTGCCCCTATGATGGAAAGATCAAAGTCTGATGTCGCGAGATACACAGACCTTCTTTTGCGTATCGGTGTGCTTGAAAGAAACAGATGCAAAACGTGTGGCACGACACACGGCATGGTTATCGGAGAGAACGCCGAAAAGTATTTGAATTACTGGGGCGTTAAAACTTAGGCGAGAACTTCGCCATCAGCATAATGGCTACGGTCAGTATGGAAATAACAAAGAAAGCGACAGCCCCATAAATTAAGATAGCTTCAATCTTTTCTGCTCTTGCTTTCTTTGCAGCCCTCTCTTCTTCTTTTCTTTGTCGTCGAACGTCAGCACGAATTTTAACTAGCTCACTCCAAGCAGAATATCCACGAGTTGCTATGATCATTTCACGTAATTCTTTTTCCATATCGTCAGCGCGTTGCTTTTCGAGGAAGGTGTCCAGTGCCTCTTGGTTCGCAGATAGCGTACCTTTTCGTGCAGCCTTTTGTCGGTGCGCGTTTTGTGCGCCTTCGATTGCATCGAAGACGGTGCCGATCTGTTTACCTAATGATGATATTTCCTTCCCAACCGCCAGTGCGGATTTCAGACCAGAGTAGACTGCACCAACCGCTGCGATTGTACTAATCGGTTCGACCATGCCTTTATTGCCTTATCATCCATACTCATTATTGATCCGTAGTTTTCGTGATTTTAATTTAGGTCAGGTTTGGTGTCATAGTTTGTCGTGGAATTATGTCTTCCATTTGACAGGTTTCTTACTGGTTTTCTTTTTGGCAACGCTTGCCTTACACATAGACTTCTTCGGACGACAAGCAGGGTAGGGACGCTTGCCGTCAGTTCGCGAGGATCGACCACATGGCTTGCCTGTCTTGCAGTCGATCCATCCCTTGCCGTCGTTCTGATTGAACCATGTGCGCAGGGTACTCATTTTTTCTTACGGCCCCTTAGTTTTTTAAAGTCCGCACCAGTTATTTTATTTCTAGGGGCAGCGACCCTTGCTATTTTCTGCTGCTTCTTGGTTAATTTTCTTGGCATAATTAGATCCTACTCATTTCTTCTTGCTCTTATTGCCCCAATTCTTAGCGCCAACTTTCCTACACTTTACCAAGGCACCGCTTGCGTAAGCGCTAGGCCACGTCCCACCGTTACGTGTGTAACGCGCCTTCACCTTGTGGTAACAAGCGTCTTTCTTGCCAGAAGATTTCTTTTTCTTGGCAGCCATTATCTTCTCCTGCGTTGAGCCGCCATAGCCATAAGCATTTGAAGTGTACGTGGGTCCATAGCGCTACGACCACGACGCATCATCGGTTTTCGCATCATCGGTTTCTTACGTCCCATCATTTTGCTTTCTTCCTTTCGTTCATAGCGCAAGGGCAGGGAGCATGTTGCATATTCCCTGACCTTGTCTTGTGAGCCAACTTGTTGACAGCAGGAGACTTCATCTTCGCTTCAGTCTTTTGCTGCGCCCAAGAGATGAGCCAAATTGCGCAGACATTTCTGCCTGTGCTACTGCATTGCCACGCATTACTTGTGGCTGTTGTCGTGTAGATGCCGTACTGAACGCGATCCCACGATCCTGTCTGGTTTTACGTCTCATGTTACTGAAGCCTTATTTCTTCTTCATCATCCGTGAAGAGCGTTTCTTCGCTTTGGATTTGACCATAGGTTTTGCTTTTCCACGCATCGTGAGCCTCCTTACGCTTTTGAATGTCCAACAAATAGTCGGGCGGGAACTGTTTATAATACTTGGTACGCCCAAGAATATTGGACGCGGTGACTAGATGATCTAATGATTGCACAAGTATGAGGCCGTAGTCGTCCTCAACCAGCCCTTCAAATTCATCTGTCATTTCGTTGTCGTCAGCATCAGGATGAAAGCCCATCATCCAAATGCCGAAGTGGTTTTTGTTTTGACCTTCTATCCATCTATCAAACTGCACGACACTCGTTTCTTCTGGGTTAAGCCAGACGCATATGTGTGTGACCAAGTCTTGTGGATTAAGGATTGCTTTTAGTTCCACAATAACATCAAGGTTGTCGCAGAAATGAATGGCGAATTGATTGTTCTGCCAAGTCTTTTGTGCATAAGGGCAGGGTGGCATCCCGCCAAAGGCGGGGGATGACACCTCTAAAATCTCTGACGACCAAAGACGGATCTCATTTGCAATCAGTTCGAACTTCTTTTCTCTGTTCATTACATAGCATCCTTGCGGACCCGACCCATCAGATCGACTGTGTTTTCCAGAATAGATATGCGAGATTGCAACCTAAGTATCTCCATCATGTGCGCTGTCATGCCATCTAAGTCTTCCCAGACCATTTCTATATCGTCCCAAATCTCGTCTACTTCCTTCATAAAATTATCTATCTCGTTTTTGTTTGCTAAGATGTCCCGCTGCATATTCACTTTGTCTTGGACTTCGGATTGAGCAGATAACTCAGAGACAGTTTCTTCCAGACTTGCGATGGTGCTTGCTTGTTGTGCTGTCCACCATATGAAGCCGCCGATCTGAGCGACGACGACACCAATGACTGCTATACTTACTTTGGGGAGTTCGGCCATTAGCACTTCCACCTTCTTCTTGCTGCGCAAATACGTTTCTTCGGCGTCTTCGAGCAGTTGATGTTATGCATCTTCATCTGTCCTGCGGATCTTTTGCAGTATGATGTTCGGCGTTTACCGCCAGAAGGTTGAGGCGCTTTTAGTTTAGAGCCACATGCTTTGTTGTACTTGGCTCTACCTTTTGCTGTCAGCCCAGCGCCTTGGCTGGCTGGTTTCTTTTCCCCTTTTTTGACTGAGAGGGAAACATTACAGCGTTTCTTTTTCTTTGCCGCCATTTAAATTCTCCTGATGCTCTATGATTTTATAGCACCACGACAGCAGTTGATCGTCCCGTTGGTTGTGACGCATGATGTTCACGATCCAACAAACCATACGGACATTGTCTTTTGTGTATCCTCGATCATTATTTATTCTGTCGAGCGAAGCGTTGGTTAGCTTGTGACCTTTACCATCGGCCAATAGCGTAAGCGGTTGGCCGCTAATTGGGCAGCCGCCTCCTTGCTTTGAGTAAAGTCTTTTCAGAAAATCTACATTCAAATCGTAGTCGAGTTTCTTTTCTCGCACACGACGACGAACATGAGCCAGCATTTGAATGAAGTATGTATGCGGATTATTGTTTCTGTTGACACGACGACAATCTTTACAATGACCGAAAGGTTCACCCTCACGATTTTTCTTGCGGGCATCGGCACCCCTTCGAATGTAAAATCTGTCGTGGCTAAGAGTTCTTTTACATTTGTTGCATTTCTTCGTTGTCCCCAACATGTCCTTCCTGTTTTAGGAAGGCCAAGTAAAACTTAAGAAAGTCGTCGAGCCTTATGAGGCATAGGCTGTCGCCTGTCGTCATTCGGTTCTTTCGGTTTACCACGATGGGAACATCGGGTGAGTTAGATGTTTTAATGTTTCGTTCTGCTTGGCGCATAGCGTCGTGGAAGTTTAGTCTTTCCACACGCTTGGCTTCAATAAATAGTTCTGGCGTACCCAATACATCAGAACCTCCTGTCATCTTAACGTTCCCCCCACCAGATAACGGCGCTCGGAAACTACTCAGACCAGTGGCTGAGTTGATGTAAGCTGCAAGTTCTCTTTCGTACCCGCTTCCTTTTCGTTGGCTACTTGTCGTCAATCTATGTATCCCATTTTTCTTCGGCAGGGCTTACAGAAATAATGTAACTTCGGACGTTTTTGTTTTGAGCCACAATTTACGCAAGGCCGTGACCAATATTCTTCCTTTACGCGAACTTGATACTTGGCTCCGTCGAAGTCTTGAAGTCCTTCCCTCACTAGGATGCGCTTCAAAGTGTCTACACAACAACCAACTCTTTTGGCCATGTGCGAGTAAGTGTGATTTTGATGTTCATTTCTGAGCCAGATCAGGTCAGCATCTGAGATGCTAATCTGTTTTGGCATTTACACTCCTGTTCGTTATGCTTGGTGTATTATAAACAATAACTTTAAGTAACTTCAAGTAACTTTAGTATTGACTTTCCCAACAAACAGGATAAAATCGTCGCTGTCGGACGACCTGACAGAAGGAGTTACGACACCACCGTTGGTGGTTCGTAACGAAGACTGGCAGTTAGAGTTAAGACAGTTAGGCGACGATTTTACTTTTGAGCAAAAAGAAAAAATATAACCAATATAACCAGTTCTTGGAAGAAAGAGAGCGCCACCGAAATCGGCAGCGCTATCCAGAAGTTGCTCAAGCAGTCGATGAAGTAAGGAAATATTTTCCTAAAGCAATCGTAACAAAATTTACGCCGATGACAGAGGAACAACGTTTGAGGAAGGTAAAACTTCTTCAAGACCGAGCCACTCGCGAACAAGACGTGTTGGTCGTTGAAGTATCTCCGCAATCTCAGAAGGCGTCATAGATGACAAAGCCATGTCCTTTGCCTTTTGTTTCGTCGAATAGGAGGACACGACAATCTTCTCCTCAGTCTCATTGTGCTGCGCAAATCCAATCCACTGTACTGGGTCATGTAAATCCGTCCATTCTCGGACCTTGCCATACCTCACTTCCATCACCATATAGAGGCGGTGGTTGGGGGGTAACTTGCCTTCCAGAAGTGGCCACTTCGGATGTTCGTAGTTCCCGTCAAAAATACCCGCGTTTTGATTAGCCTGTTCTTCGTCACGAAAGACTTGGACAATTCGGATCTGTGTCTCCAAGACAGTCAACTGGTTTGTTGATCCCGCTTCACGACCAAACCCTTCGCCACTAGGTTTATTGGAATGGTGAACCATGATGACAGCGATACCTGAGTTACGCAACGTCATGGCCAGTTTGTTTATCTGACCCCATTCATCTGCTGAGTTTTCTTGCAACCCACTGTACGCAGATCTGATAGTGTCGATCACGACAACATCAGGTGCTGAATGTTTGATCCAGCCCTGTAGTTCCATCAATCCTTCCGCCGCTTTTAGGTTCATGTCCTTGTCTACGAAGGGCGTCCAAATGTTTAGCCGATCCTGTGCATCGCCGTGCATCTGTCGCAACTCTTGCAAACGTCGTGCAATCGTGGCCATTCCGTTTTCGAAGTCTAGGTACAAGACACGGGCAGGGGTTCCGATTTCAAATGGACCGAAATATCTGCGCCCTGCTGTAAGGGCAGCCATCGCGTTCTGTATAAATAAGGACTTGCCGTGACCAGAGTAGCCATGGACTTGAACAATCGTATTGCGAGGCAACCAAGGTTCAATCAGATATTCTTTTGCAGCAGCCTGTTCAATCAACTGATCTGCATCACGCATCTGGATCAATTTGTTTTTGCGTGGCTTTTCTTCATCTCGTGGCTTGCGAATGTACTCACCCTTGTCGTTAAAACGTTCGGGGTGGTTACGTCGTTCAGCCTGTTCGATGCTTGCACACGTCGCCTCAAACTCTGGGTCTGGTAAGCATTCATCAAAGAACTCATTCATAAATGCGTGACCACGAACTCGCAACTCCGCACCAAATAAACCATCGAGAATACACTCACTTATATATCTCATAACACGTTCGTTACGTGCATTGCCCATACCCGATGGAATTTTTTTTGTCGTAGGGAAATGTTCCAAGACATATTTTGCAGTCTTGTCCCATTCTGAAATCGTGTCTTCGGGGTTCAGCGGGGTGACATTTGTAAGATCCAGCTTGCTGAAAACAAAACTATCTGGTTCAGACTTGAGGCTCGGTTTCCAGTCTTTCCAAACTGGAACGTCATCCCAGTCCAGATAGGACGGTATCTCCCACGAATAATTTTTCGACGGCGGTAGTAATGCGTAACTACCATCGCCTCTAAAATCCAAGCCTTTTATTTTCGGCCAGTCGTGACCTACGCCGCCCACTTTTGGGCCACGCCTTACGCCGTCCATCGGACATTCAAAGTAAAGGTGGTGCCCTTTCTTTGTTTTCGCACGGATCGGGCTACTCATTCCGCTGTCGAGAGCAGCCTCCAATGCTTCTGGGTTGTCGCAGTCTACGACAACAAGCCCACTAATTTCGCCAGTCACTATAGCAAGTGCGTAATCTGGATTGTCTGTCCACCACTTCGTGATCTCGTCTTCGGTGGGTAATCGTTTCTGATATTCTTTCCATAAAACGGCAGGACGTTTAGTGTCCTGCCGAATTGGTATAATGCACCATCCTCGTTCGAGGTACTCAAGTGCATAGTCGAGATTAGTCTTTTCCATTCTCACTCCAGTGTAAAGTAATCGTCAATTTTAAGTTTAGGGTTGGCAGCTTTTAGTTTTTCCAAGACTTTGCTCGATACATAGTTACGCCTAATCCATCCATATGGTGCAGTCCTAGCCACATCTGTCTGCATGGCAACTTCAGACGCCCCCCCACAATCAGAAATTAGGGCTTGTACGTTGAGCTTAGTCAATATTTTCTCCTTTTTACTTGCGAACGATTATAATATACTATACAACTTAAGTTGCCGCAAGACCCCTATCGGACAATGCGCAGGGGTAGAAAGGAAAAATATGATTGAAAGCAGCGAATGGTCTGGCTTTAACGTTGACTTCGGTAAAGCTACGCCCAGTACCAAAGATGTTGGTTCAGACGCAAACGAACTTGTGAAAGAACTACAAGAAGTCACCCAGCAACTGGAAATTTTAGCCGCTCGTAAAGAACAAATTGAAGACGAGATTGCAAGATGGTTTCCAGAAACAGAGGGAAAACACGAAAAACATTTTGATGGTTTTACCATAGAAGTTTCTCGTACATCACGTTGGCTTTGGGACAAAGATGTATTGTCTGATTTGTTCGATAACAAACCATTGCCAACACATATAACGCGAAGACTTTCTGTAGATAAACGGAAGTTTCAAAAACTCACTAAGTCTGAGCAGGACGAGCTAATTCCAGCCCTTACAAAGAAGTTGGATAAAGCCAAGGTAAAGGTGACTAATAATGTTTAATTTTCAAAATACGAGTACGCTAATGGCTGATGGACCGACGAAAGTTCTTCTGTATTCACACCATGGATACGGAAAGACATACCAGTGTCGTCATTATGAGAAGCGATATGGCAAGGGTCTGATTATTTCTGGTGAAAGCGGACTTAAATCTATCGAAGATGTCTCAATCGACTACGCTCCATTTCATACGTGGGACGGTGAACACGATCCTAGCAATGGAAAGTTTAGTTTCCGTGGGATTTGCTCAATGATTAACAGCAAGGAGTTTAGGTCTGCGGGTTATAAGTGGATTGCCTTAGACAGCTTGACTGAGTTGTCGGAGAGGTTGCTTGAGCATCTTGAAGAAGAGCATAAGCACAACAACAACGGCTTCGAGAAATGGGGTGACTACTCACGCCTGTTGATTGGAACGTTGAAGTGGATACGTGACTTGGACATGCACGTCTACGTGACGTGTCTTGCTGCCGAAGAACAAGATGCCAATGGGGTTACTCAATACTGGCCACATGTAAAAGGGCAGAAAGTATCCAAGCAGATCCCTGCACTCTTTGATCATGTGCTTGCGGGCGTTCGTGTTACCGAAAAGGACGACACAGGAATGCCTCGCGTTACAAGATATGTGGCTACTGATGAAGTTAGTGGTTGGCACGGAAAGGTTAGAGATCCTCGTAATGTGTTGAAGCCTTATGAAAAGTGCAACGACATCACCGAACTGTTGGCACGTATGGCCGCCGACGACACTAAACAAAAATTTGAAGGAAAAGGAAAAGCAGCATGAGTGGCTTTACATTTGAAAACTTAGACCTGTCTAATGTACAGGAAGATATTCGCCCATCAAGACTAAATAGCGGCGATCATCATGTAAAAATAACGGAAGCAGCGCTTGAAAATTACAAGTCTAAATCGGGCGGGAATGCTGCTCGTGTAAACGTTACGTTTCAGACACCTGACGAGCGAGGTATTATAAGTGAGCGTTACAATGTTTTTAATCCAAGTGAAAAAGCAACTGAGATAGGTCGATCTCAATTAAAGAGTTTGTTGCTTGCAGCAAAACATCCATCACCAGACATGCCCAAAGACGTCAGCACAATGATCGGTCTTGAGTTAATGGTTGGTGTGGGACTGGGAAAGCCATTCACAGGCAATGATGGAATGCAAAAACAATTAACTGAAGTGAAACGCTATATGCCGCTGGAAAATGGAGCCGACACTGGCAGCGACACGTCCGACCCAACAGATAATGGTGGTGACGAAATACCATTTTAACCTCCCAAGGTAACTGAGGGGCGTTCGCGCCCCTCTTTTTTGAGGCAGCAAATGAAAATAAAAACAGCAGATGATGTTGTGCTTGCGATTGACGAAGGCTACGACAATGACAAACGAGAGAAGGCCAGAGAATACATTGGTGCGTCAATTATCGGAAACTCCTGTGATGCCGCAATCGCTTTCAACCTCCGTGGATTTCCAAACGTTGAGCCAGATCCTCGCCTCAAGCGTATATTCAGCTTGGGCCACATCATCGAAGAATTAGTTGTAGACGATTTAAAGAAACGAGCAGACGTCCGCGTTTGGGAAGTTGATGGGCTGACACAAAAGCAGTTCTCACACCAAGCGTGGGGCGGTCACATTGTTTGCCACATGGATGGTCATATAGAATTAGATGACGGTGTCGTGCGTGTACTTGAAATCAAGTCCATGAATGATGCGTCCTTCAATAAATTTAAAAAGGTGGGAGTGAAGAGATCCCACCCACAATATTTTGCACAGGTTCAAATGATGATGGGCATGAGCGAAATGACAGAAAGTTTGTTCATAGCCATGAACAAAAACAATTCAACTTACCACGCGGAGATTGTAAAATATGACGAGTTTGAATTTGCGCACATCAAAGAGCGCATCGAAAGGGTTATCCTCGGAGAGGTGTCCCGTATTGCCGACGACAAATCAGACTGGAGATGTCGCGGATGTTTCAAAAGAGCAGTTTGTTGGGGGGAAATCGAGGTCGAAGCTAAGTGTGCGCGATGCAAAAATAGCGTGGCACACCCTGATGGATACTGGCACTGCAAGATCCACGACACAGAAGGGCGAGAAGTTTGCGACCAATATCAGGAATACAAACCCAAGCCCAAGGAATAGTCCAATGATAGACAGTCTAATGAAAAAATTTATTGATGTTTCAGAAAAAAGGTCTGACATATTAAAGAAAATCAAGGACTTAGAGAATGACATTCTAAGTATTACTGAACGTATTGAAGAGATTAAATACGATCAAGAGATGCAGCCAACAGAACGGATTGATGCTCACAGTAAAGCAAGAGACAAGCGTAAGCGTGTTCGAACTGAGATTGCTGAAATGGAGCATGAGGTTCGTATGTACGACGCACAAATAGCAAAAATAAAAATGCAGATAAGGGTAGAGGCAAATGGCAAATAAAAGAAACAACATTCTCGATGTCGCGAAAGAAAAAATCAATGGTGAGAGGGCTGATGATTACGGCGATGCCTACGAAAATTTTGAAAGAATTGCAGAAGGCTGGAACATTATTCTACGACAGGTGCTTCACGACAAGGGTTATTTTGATGCGAAAGATGTCGGGCTGATGATGATGTGGATGAAGATGGCAAGGCTAATGCACAAGCCAACCGACGATGGATTTTTGGATATAGCTGGTTATGCCGCCCTCTCTGCGGAATGCGTAGACAGAGAAGGCGAACGAACACTGTCGAAAATATTAAGATCCGATACCAAATGATACACATCTAAATTGAAAGTGTAGGTGGGGTGCTTCTTCAGCCATTCTTTCTGCATCTCTTTTTAGGTACTCACACTGGTCAGTATTATACAAAGCATTGGAAGCTACAGTTGTGCAGCCAATGGTTGGGTTTGAGAGATTGCATATTAAAAGAAGTGCTACATACAGCTTACTCACCTACTTTCAAAACAAGATTTGGAGATGGGGTCCATCTGTAAAAGGAGTACGTCCTTGCGATCTTCTAAGGTCAACGTATTCGTTGTACGCTTTCTTTGTGTCGCCACTATACTCACACAAGTCTTTGATATGCCAAGCGCTACCCCATTGTAGCTTTGGTCGGTCGCCACCGATTTCTTGCATGGCCTCTTTCATGGCATCTACTATTTTAAAATAGTACGGCATCTCCCAGACGACGTCTGACCCCTGATAAGCCACACAATCTATAGCGTGTGAATAGCCGTCTTTGAGGCGATCCCATTCGAAGTCCCAGTCAATCAGGTGGTAAGACTTTTTGGTTTTGGATCTGCCGTTCCTTATATTTTCCATCTGCTCTGCTAGAGTTCTGGTTCCGCAAGTAATCCCGAAATCGACAGGGCTTTTTTCTAAAGCTCGGTGCGCGACATCAACCAGTATTGGATGAACTCCGTTTAGTCTGTCGATACTTCTGCTACCAAATTTCCAACTCATTTTAGTTTCCTCATTTCAATGTAAAGTCGCCAACAGTTGACGAGTGTGTTAATGCTGACCATCGTCAGCAGGACTATTTGCCAAGGTTCCATTATTTCTTGAAGAACTTCGCGGCTTGTCGTGACGCAAAGCTGGCCGAAATTATTATTCCCAAGGCGGCTTTATACCAGTCAGGACAGGCATCTAAGGCTTGAAATCCGTTCTCCACGACAGTCCTCCCCCAATCCCCCGCAAATGCGAGACATAATGGGATCGCGAAAATTATGGCGTACATTTCGTCTTTCCATGAATGGTTCGAACCTTGCGCCATGATCTTCTCCCAGTCCGCTTCGCTTGTCGCACGACTGACCATGATCTGAGCTTCCGCCTCTGCACGAGCTACCTTTGCTCTTGTTTCTGCGGCTTTCTGTTCAACCTTGCCGCTGACCCAAGTTCCAACCAAAGAGGTGACTGGTCCTAATATTTGTCCAATCATTTCTCACTCCCTAACCAAACGGCGAACGCGCCAGTCATGGCACCGCTCACGACAGAGATCATTGCGGATTGTTGAGTTGAGATGTCTTCGAGTGAAATTCCCCACTCAATCACACGAATGTACATTACTGTCATTACTGCCATCATCAGCCTTGGCAGTATTTTCCATGCTAATATTTTTTCCATTGCAACGGCCATTAGTTCCAGTTTCCTTTCCAACTAGCTTGCCATGAGTTACCGCCGCTGCCCGATGATCTTCTGGGTTCGCCAGCTATGCTGTCTACAATCCCCTCACGAGCCGCTCTTATGCCGCCCACGATAGGGATACGCCCTGCTGCGGTTCTTATGGCTGTTCTTTCTTTTGCGTTACTCTCAGAGCCATCCATGATGCCTCCTGCGATCTGCATCCCACCCATCACATCGCCGAATGATGGACCGAGTAACGTTTCTGCGAAGCGAACTTGTCCGTATGCTCCGTTGTCTGCCTGAGTTACGGCACTGTGCATGACATCGAGCATCAAGCCGAAGCCACCCATGGCGATCATTCCTTCAGCATACCAACCCAAGAAGTCATTCTCATCTCCATGTATCTTGTCGTCGTAGCCAAGTGTCTTGAGAATGTTTCTGTCGCGTGTTGCCATACTGCGCTCATCTTCTCCGCCGCGAGCCTGTACAACATCTTTGATGGCCAGTGCGCCCATACCGAATGCAGGGCCGAGTGTCGCAAAGTATGCGAGCGGTCTGACGTTCCCTTTCGCTGCCTCTTTGAAGACATGGCCAGTAAGTCGTGTCATCATTAGCGGGAACGATTTAAGCTGGAATATCAGAGATCCCCATGGCGTCTGCGCCCAAAGTGGGTTGTCGTTGGGGTTCGGCTGGAAGATTGCGTCGTCTGCAAACTTGATAATACCCATGCGAACCAGACGATCCTGTTCGTCTGTAAGTTCACCACCCATTGCTGCACCAATATCTACGTCTTTGTGCGCCCCTCGTGGGTATGCGAAGTCGCCCAGACCGTAGTTGTTAAGGAAACGCACCGCAGTTTTGTACTGCACAGGCTGACCTGACATGTCCGCGCCTTCTTTATAATAATCTCTAGCTCGGCGCTGCATTGTTTTTAGTGCTTCGAAGCCAGTAGCTCCTGCAATCTGACGGTTCATATCCGTCCATGGTGTCAGCATAGTGACGTTGAAGAATGCGTTGGACAGTTTATTATCAACAGCCCCATACATATGAACCATTCTTTCGTGGACAATGTTCTCCATTGCTACGCCAGTATCGTGTATGAACTGCCTATAGTGTTTGTCTTTCGCCCAGTTTCCGACGCCTTTACTCCAGTCAGTGAAAGATCCAGATCGAATAATTGGTAATGCAATGTCACCAAGTGATGTCAGTGTCGTGAAGCCAAGCAGGGTTACGTTGTTGAATGATCTCATAAACTTACTGAAACCCATGCCAGACTGGTTGCCGTGCATTGGTTTTTTCTGGGCAACGCGCATTGCGTTCTCAAGAAAGTCTATATCCTTTGGTGTGATAGCTGGCTTGTTTCCGCTGTAATCTACAAGCGCACCAGCAATCGCGTCAGCACGTTTTTTGTAAGCCATCGGGATGCGGCCTGTTGCGTCTTTTGGCGCGACATCTTCAAGCATTTTTAATACGGCTGGTTTGCCACCCTGTCCGTTTATTTCTGCAATAAGTTTATCTACAAACTCATTTGCCTGATCTTCGCGGCCAGTGAACGGCATGCGTGTCGTCTCTCGAAGGGCAATACTTTCCATCGAGCCACTGTCAGACAAGGCTCTACGCTCAAACATAAACTCTTTGTTTGTCGTGAGGAGCTTTACGATACCAGCTTTTCCGCCAGTGACTGCTGTCATGTAGTCGTAGAAAGCATGATCGCGTACACCCAGCTTATCGGCATGAGCCATCTTACGAGATGAGCCTTCAAAGTATTTGATTAACAGAGCTTCAAGATCACCTTCGAGGTACTCTTCTAGCTCTTGCATCATTGCAGGGTATTTCTCTAGTTCGATGACCCGCGACAGCGCAGCATCCATTTGAGGCTCGCGGGAACCGCCGTGCATAGGGATGAATGCACCGCCTTCACCTTCTTCTGTAAGGCGGAGATACATGTTCTCGGCAAGCTGAATAGGGTCTGTTGCATCAGGATTAACTTCACCACGATCAGCCCTTTCATATTCAAAATACCTTGCCATTTTTTGGATAAAGTCATCTTTGTTTCTCCTCATCTTTTCTGCATCCCAAACTTGAGGGAGATAGTTTTGACGATTACCGATACGCAAGCCCATGCGAACCATTGATCGGCGCTCATTGTCGAGAGTAGATCTGATCTTATTCCAGACAGCTTTCTCTTGGTCTGTTAAGGCTGCATATTGGCGAGACGTGTCGCCGTATCGTAGAGCCTTTACGATACGTTTGTAGCTTGCGGGCTGATCTTGAAAGGCATTTGCTGTTGCGCGTCTACCCCAAGCGCGTACCTTACCATCTGCATCAGGTAAGGCGCGGAGCATGTGGTGGATCGGAAAGTATTGTTTTGCAAAGCGCTGATGCACATCTGGGAAAACATTCTTGTACCAGTCAGACAGCCATGTCAGACCCATGTCGTCCATACGTTCGGACTGGCGCTTGAGCCATGTAGGTGCTGAGAGCTTACGGACTGCCTGTTCTTCTTTAGCATCAAGTTTTCTGCCCCGCAGCATAGACATAATTGCGGATGTCGTGGGTGCATTTACACCTTGTAGTTCTGCTGCTTCTCCAACTGCACCAGCATTGACCGCCGCGACAGATGGGATCTTAGTATCCTGTAAACTCTGTACGAGGCTGCCAGTCATGCCACGAGGCATTGCTGTATCGAGAGAGTAGAACAGGCGCGTGTCGTGCTGATCAAACTCATCCGCATTAACGTGCTTTACATTCGCAGGATTGAATACGGTCAGCGCATCAAACTGCGTTGTGCTTGCTTCATACGTCTCGTTTGTAAATGGGTTAAGTTCTGTACCTTCAATCGGTGCTGTGTTTTGATGAGTAGATCGAATGCCGTCGATACCGACATCTTCCATTATATCCACTAACGTGTTTTGAGGGCGCTGATGGCTATCGCCGTAGAAATTTCCCTCTTGAACCAATCTTAGCAATCTTTTGTATGCAGCGTCGCCAGTGAATGGCCTTGTAGCAAAGGCTTCCATCGCTCCTGCAAGCATGTCTGCACGAGCGTTCTCAATCATTGATGGATGCTCAAGTATTGCGCGGATAATTGCGGGCATATTGCCGTTATCATCAGGTGAAAAGGTGGCTGTTTTCCTAAAGTCAATCGGGTTCTGCACTCTGACAAATGTTGGAATAACTGCGGCTTCAAAACGAACGCCCATCTCAGTCAGAGCATTGGTCATCTCGACAACTTCTTCGAACATTTCGTCTAGCTCTTCTTTTTTCCTAGCTGAGACTGTGTTGTTAGGAGAATATTGCGCAGAAATAGACGCTTCTTTTCTTGCTCTTGAGAGTGTCATTCTTAGGTGGAACAGATCCTCTGCCATCATCGCGGCCTGATTGCCCTCACTTTCGTTTAGAGCCTGAGTGTTTACCAGTTCGTCAATTTGACGTTCCATGGCCGCATAGGTTGGTGTCTGTGCGTACACACCGTTCGCCATATAACTGTTGTTAGTAAGGTAAACTCCACGACCAACCTGTCCGTCACGGCTTGGTTCGAGGACAACGTTAGGATTGGTGTCCTTATCAAAGACATGGCCAACTGGTGTCCCGTGATAGAACTCCACGAATGTGTCGCTCTCTTCATCATACGACAACCCTTTGGCAACAAACTTTCTGATCTTAGCCAACCGAGCGGCTGGGGATGCAGCGATATGATCTGCGACAGCAGCGTGTGCGTGTTCTGCTGGTAGAGAAGGATGTCTTCGAACTACACTTTCCATCGGGCGTTTGTTTGGATTATCAAACATATCGCCGTATAAGAATAGTCGTCGGAACTGCTGCTTAACATCGTTACGGCCAACCAGTCCGTTTATGAGATATGCCACATATTCTAGTGCGCGATCCAGCGCCTGAGAGAACGCGCCTTTTAGTCGTAGGTTTCCGAGATTGTTTTCGAGAGCGCCTTCAAGCACACCGCCTTTTGTGACCCGATCAGCCATATATTCTGCAAGGCTTTCGGCAAACCATTCTTCAGCCAACTTGTCTTCAAGTGGCTCCAACATGGTGTCTGAATATTTACCAGAATAGGCAGCTTGGATACGCTTCTTAGTGTTGTCGGTGGACAAGCGATACGCTTCGCGGATCGCGTCCATGTCCTGTAGTTCGAGAGAACCAGATCTTACGACCATATGACCGATTTCGTGCATGACCTGTAGCGGTGATGACTGACCTTTTGTGAGGCCAATAGTCATACGACGCAGATCTGTACGCATCTTCTTAAACTCAGGGCTTCTGAAGTCTGCAAACCCACTTGCTGCATCAGATGATGGATCGACGCCAGCGATCTTTGCGACATCGTCAAGCGACATAACATTCGTATCTTCGAGAGCTTCCCTCTGGGTTTTGCCCAACAGGTTAATCATACGATATGTCATCGTGCGCATAGCGTGTTGTGTCTGAGGATCTCTATGCGTCATGTAGCTCAAGATTTCTCGAACATTTGCACGGGCTGCGGGCGGAATACCGTCTGATTGCGCCACGCCTGTGTTGTCGGCCATCTCTTGACCGATCTTTGTCTTGAGCATGGTTGGCCGAATAAGAGGTAGCCCTTCCTTTTTGAGCGCCCTATTGGTTTCACGACGACGGATTTCGTAGATGGCCATCTTGGCTGTGTCGTTGTCGTTACCTAAAGAGTTTAACAGTATGCTTTCTAGCTCATCGCCTTTGGCAGACTTTATTTCTTTTGATATTTTTACTTTCTCTGCGGGGAGAGGCCGCGCTCTGTTCTTGGCCAAAAGCTCAAATGCGATCTGATCGCCTCGATCAGTGCCACGGTGCTTAATATACAGTCTGCCGAGATCTTGATAGTCCATTGACTTAAGGTCTTCCGCAAATGCTGGATCAACATTTTCGTGGCTCTCTGCATCTTTGCGTGGACGGCTGTTTTTAGGCTTTGTTGTCTCTTCAATCGCAGCAGCTTCGACAGCTTTTTCACTACGTCTTCGCATCTTCGTCGCCTTACGACGCGGAGCATTAACCTTTCCAAAGTTTGTAGCGTTCGGATCAAGATTTGGAGTTGAGTTAGTTGGCATACCTCCAGTAACTTTGATGATCCTGTCTTCTAATGTGCGTTTTAGAACGTTGATTTGCGCTTTTATTGAAGTCTTTTCGATCTTCTTAATGCGCGGGTCCATTCCTTTGGATGGCTGCCAGTTGGCGTAACCATTGTAGTAAACATCCTTGAGTGTATCCGCGACGGCTTGCGGATCAGATATAATGTCCAAGTTGTCGTCGTAGAACTGGCGAGCGGGCTGACCGCTGTCGTCAAACTCTATTGGTTTGCCAGCCAGTATCTCGTCAATGTCAGCTAGGCGCTGCAAAGATACAGATCTGTGTCGTAGAAGCGGGCGTAAAGTACCTGTTGTTTCTTTCTTGGCTGCATAGCCAACACGCGGGAACAGGCTGCGAAGTTGCAGCGCAAGCTCTGTAGCTGCGTTGATTATTCCGTCAGCATTATCGGCGGCA